TAGTGATAACACCAGTAGCAATATTAGTTGCTTGTTTAATTGGGAGTTTAACTACCAAATCAATTTCAAAATTAGTAGCTGGAATAGGCCAAATATAAACATTCCCAAAAGGAAATGCTCCATCATAAAAGAACCATTGTGGGAATGTACTTAAATCTTTTAAAGTTACTCTAGCGTAATCCTCATAGCTCCAAATAGGACGCAAAGGATAGCTAACAATTAAACCACCAGTATTTAATTGCCTAGCATAAGCAGCTAGAATTTTATCAGGGCGAATGGCGTTATAGAATTTACCGGGGCCAATTTGATTAGAAATTAAAGCATTACTTACAGCAGTAACTTTAGTCAAACCCGGAACTAACCAGCGCTTTACTTGCCATAAGGCAAGCATTTGGCTTAGTACGGTAAATCCATCATTAATATCTTCTGGTAAAGGTGATTGACCTAAACCAGTAACACCAGTTTCTTTTAACGCTAAAGTAACAATATCCCGCATGGTCGTCATAGTTTACCCTTTCCGTGCGGGATAAAGTTATTAGGATTTAGTCCAACCCGGCTCGCCAGCAGCAGGCTTAGCAGCGGGCTTAGCTTCTTTCTTAGGAGCATCTTTCATAGCTTCAGCTTCTTCTTCTGCACTATGAACGATTTTACCAGTACCGGCATGGGTAGCATCAACGTTATGACCACCGGGATAGACCATCTTGGGATATTCATCATCAGACATTAGTGTTTTCCTTATTGTTAAAAAGGGTACAGTATGATTACTGTACCCTTTAATTTTATTAAACCTTCCCCGCGATCACGCAAAGCCACTCTGGCCGAATGTAGAGAAAGCCATACAGAACGTCAACACGAGTAGCCAACTGATCACTATTCGGCAGATAATCAGTCAAGACGCGCATTGAAATGCCGTCATACACAGCGCGTGCTGCTTCCTCAACAGCCTTACGGGGCAGTACAAGGTCAGCAGTAGCCATCGTGACAGCCTTCTTAACGAAAGCGATGGACTTACGATAGACTTCGCTGGCCTTATTGACCAAGCGAACCTGAGCACCGTTAACCGGGAGCGCGTCAACAGTCTGATATTGTACTGTAGTTCCGGCAGGAGAACCGGCAGGAGGAGCTACAATACCCGGATAAAGGGGAAGCAGAGTAGAAGTGGTAACAACATCAGCAGTCAAAACAAACTGCCTAAGCGTTCCCAAAGACTGCTTAGTTACACGATTGACTGAATTGACGTTATCAATGGTAACGATATCACCCTTCTTAAAGGTTCCGGTGATAGCGTTAACAAGAAGGTTACCACCAGAAGTAGAAGTAGACTGAGCACCGTTGACAGTACCACCAGCACTAAAAGTACCAGTAGTATGCTTAATAACAGTCTGATCCCTAAACCAACGATCATAACCAAGGCCAGACTTCATCATTCCACTACGGAACTGCTGCGAAATTTCTGGAGTTGGGTTAAGCAAGCCCTGAAGTGAAACAGTCGTCAAAGCATCCGTGGTCGGATCATTAACAACGTTGCGCGTCATCATATCAGCAGAGTTATCATCCAGCACAGCATTACCAAGAAGAAACTGCGCAGAACCGGGAGTAGTAACAAAACCAGCACCATCAACGTTTGAAACATAGTTACAAACGCCACCTTCAGAACCAAGCATGATGGTAGCAGCGACGTTACCAGCAAGATTATTGATCAGTGGTGCCATAACACGCTCAGCATAATCATCCAAGCTCATAGTACGCTCAGCAGATGTAAACGGAACATCAACACCAGACTGAGTAGTAACATTAAGTGTGGTAAACTGCTCCGTAGTATCCTGCAATGACATTGCCGGACCCTGACGAACAGTATAATCAGACGGCAGACGAATACGCAGCGAAGAACCAATCTTCGCGCCATCAACAGCAAAGGAACTATCATACTGATGGTCAATGTTTTGAATGAATAGATTACTATTCTTAAAGAGACGCACTGCTTCGCGCGTAATCATGTTGATAGTAAGAATGGTATTAGCCATAATCTCAAATCCTTAAAAGTTAATGATGATGTTTCTGATGAATTACTAGTGCTTGAGCTAGTAGTTTGAACAAGCTTCATCAGGATCATTAACCGGATCGAGACGGCTAGGCGTATAGACAGGGCTTACAAGGCGAGCCAAGGCGCGTTAAATTTCTTAGATCAAAGCTTTAGTGATTTGTAAAGAGGTATTGTGAGGAAATTTTTAAAATCCCCACAATAAGAGTTAGTCAATTTTTCTTACTAAAGCATCCCATCGCCAAACCAATGTATCATCATGAGGATGATAATCTTTAATATAGCGAGATACAACTTTTTCAAATTCTTCTAGCTTAACATCTATGACACCTTTGTTTGGTATAGCTAAACTATAAAATTTTAATTTACCTAAAGATTTGATAGCTTCTAAAAATTCATTGTAAGCTTCAGTAAAAGATTTGACATTTTCTTCTGTACCATCATGAATTGGAGTATGACCAAAATCATAACTGTATTTATTTCCCCATTTTACACCAAAAATAGTAAATTGTTTTGAATTTGGCACACTATCAATTCTAGCACCATCTACAACATATTCAGGCTTTTCAATTTTTACTTCAGCATTTCGCAAATCGCAAAATAAGCGTTCTGCTATATTTTCCATTATCATTTATTAAGCCCTTCTCTTAGCAGCTACTTCAGCATTACGCTTAGCAATCCATTCATCATCCGACATTTTATCATTAAGCGGACTTTGAACGTTATTACCGCCAACAGGTATATTAGGTGCAGGAACTTGTGATACTGGTCTAGCTGCTTTCTTTGTAATCTTATTAGCTAGATTCTGAAGCTTCAAAGCCATACGTCCTTCTGATAACGAATAGATATCTTCATAAGCATCAATATTTTTAGACAAGTAAACCAGAACCTCAGCCCCGACATTCTTTCCAGCTTCATTTTCCAAATCTTCAAGAATGCCGATCATGACAGGAGGAAGCAAAGCAATTTCATCAGTCACGATTTTAATATTTTTATTAAACTCCTTATCAAGCGCGTTAGCACCTTTAGCTAAATTATCTACAGCCTTTTGAAACTGACGTGCACCTAGCTTTTCTTCAGCCTTTAATTCAGCCCTGCGCTCAACTTCTTCTTCAGTTAGCGTAAGTGAACCATCTTCTTTCTTAGCGTCCAGAAGCTTCTTTAATTCAGCATTTTCAGTTTCAGTTGTGCGTGTCTTGGCAGTCAGCGTATCAATACGCTTCTGCATACGCTCAACTTGACGCTTGGTTTTAGTATCAGCTTCAGCCGCTTCATCAGCTTCGCGAATAATTTTTTCTTCAGCAGTTTCTTCAACTACTTCTTCTTCGATTTCTTCTTTGTCTGTTTCTTTATTAGCGTCAGCTTCGCCATCTTTGTTATCGCCTTCACTGTCTGCATCTGATTTGTCATCTTCCTTTTCTTCTTTCTTAATTTCTTCAACCTGAATGCTTTCGCGTTCTAGTTCTTCTTTTGACTTTTCACCATCGATTTTCATTTTATTATTTCCTTAGCTTTCTAATTAAATTGTGAATTTCACAATCATCTATATTTAGCTCTGCGCATCTAGCGGCAGCTTCAATAGCTGCATTCCATACGTCATTAACAACAGGATTTTTATCATTATCAATATCTTCTTGAATTTCTTCAAATGATTTGTATTCAGGCATTATTTCTTTCTCTTTTCAAATTCATCTTGAATTGCCTGTTTTAATTCCAGATATGCTGGATTAGCTATTTCAGCCATTTCCATTTTAGGAATTTTCTGATTATTAATTACTCTATCTTCATTAAACTTAGGATGCTTACTAGCATTTTCACGTCTAGCTTCAGCATGATTAAACTCATACATAACTTGTTCTAGTTCCCACAATGAGAACTCAGATAATTCTTTATTTTTATATTTCATATCAGCAAATCTTCTTCAATGAAGCCATCTTCTCTTTAGCCATAGCTTTAACGTCTTTCATAAGCGCAGCATCGCGTTTATGCTTTTCCGCGCGTTCAATATCACGCAAAGCATCTTCAGCCATATAACGGCGTCTTTCCTTTAGCTCGCTAACAGAAATTCTATCAGGCCCTTCAATAGCGTTAGCGGTGCTAACCGGACCACCAGCCTTAGCAACAGGTAAGCTCATTTTCTTAGCCATATCTCATTTCCTTGTAAATCGAGAACTGATGCTTTCAGAATTTAAAATAATTGGTCGCTTCTCAGGCTCTTTAAAATCTGGAACTTTTTCATCCATGAATGACAAATCAGGATCGTTCGCACGTTCGATCAAAGCTTCGTGAATTAAAGCTTTTTGATCATCCGAGACATGTTTCATACCAAGCATTAAAGTTAGTAAATCAACAGCTATTGGAATGAAACGCTCAATGTGGACATAAACAAAAGCTTTATGACTCTTATGCTTAGATTTGAGACCTTGGCTTAAACCAATTTCAAAATATTCTGCGCATAAATCTGCGGCTGTCTGTTCAATTAAAACAGACGCAGGATTAATCATTTTCTTTTCAAGTTTCATTTTGCTTTTCTTTTCTTGGCTGAGCGTCTTTTTTCAGAAAGAGCTATTGCTATCGCCTGTTTTTCAGGATAATTTGATTTTCTCA